ATTGCTTGACATTAACCCTGAGTTGTGGAATAATAGACTTTATTGATTGGTAGTTATATTATGGAGAAAACGATGGCTAAACGTGATGAGGCATTCGTGGCTCAATTTGAGTCGAAACTTGGTGAGATGTTCCCTGATGCCGTAACCGCTGGCACTGTGAGTCGACCCCAGTTGATGGAAGTTATGGGCGAGCTAGGTACAGAGAAATTCCCTCTGTGGCTCATGAAGAATAAAGTTGGTCGTGGTCTGTACGCTATTGATGGCAATGCAGCCGTTGCCGCAAAACCTGAAGTGAAAGAATCGTTCCAAGTGGACTTGACTAATACAGAATCCCTTATCCCGAAGAAAGATCCAAACTTTGTTCCATTCGGTAACTACACCGACTTAGAGAACATCATCAAGTCCAAGATCTTCTATCCTGCCTACATCAGTGGTCCAACTGGTAATGGTAAGTCCACCATGATTGAACAAATTTGTGCCAAGCACAAACGTCCTCTGATTCGTGTGAACTTGAACATGATGACTGACGAAGAACAACTCATCGGCACTAAGACTTTGGAAGACGGTAACGTTTCGATTGTCGAAGGTCCAGTCTTGATCGCCATGCGCAATGGTACGACTCTGTTGCTTGACGAAATTGACGCTGGCTCTGCCAACACTCTGTTGTGCTTGCAACCCATCCTTGAAGGTAAGCCATACTACTTCAAGTTGAAGAACGAGATGATTGTTCCAGCTGCTGGCTTTAACGTGTTCGCTACTGCCAACACCAAAGGCAAAGGCTCAGACGATGGTCGATACATTGGTACCAACGTTCTGAACGAAGCATTCTTGGAGCGTTTCGCTGTGACCTTCGAACAGGATTATCCTAATGCGAAGATCGAACAAAAGATTATCGAAAACTTGATGACTGCATATAACTGCGAAGATCAAGAATTCGCCGAGACCTTAGTGAAGTGGGCTGACGCTATCCGTCGCACCTTTGCTGATGGTGGTGTGGATGAAACAATTACGACTCGTCGTATGATCCACATCGTACGTGCTTACGCTATCTTTAAGAAGCGTGAGAAGGCTGTAGAACTGTGCTGTAACCGTTTCGATTCGGCTACAAAAGCAGCCTTTATTGACCTGTACGATAAGGTTGCAACCCCTCCTGTAGAGGTTGAAGAGCCTATCGCTCCCACTGCTACAAACCCAACGGACGAGATTCCCTTCTAATCCGTAGGGGATTACAAATACTTGTTGACTTGTAGTCCCCTTTGTAGTATACTAATGTCTTCTGTTGATTATCTTTGAAAAAGGAAATATATTATGTTGAAATTCTCTGCCCTGTCCCTCGCCCAAAAACGTTTCGTTGTGGCCACTCTTGAAGCTGCTCCTCAGTACAAGAAGTCTCCTCAGATCACTCTGAAGGAATGTGCTGCAATCTATTACGAATTCCGTGATAAGCGTACTGGCACGAAGGGTGAAAAGATCGGTTATCCTAACTGGTTGTTCGCTGCAAACAAAGTTGATCGTGGTGTGTATCAGTTGCCCGTTCCGACTGCAGATGAACTGAAGGCATTCCACAAGGAAGTTGCAGACAAGGCTGCTCCCGTTGCTAAGGCTAAGGCTAAAGTTGCGAAGCTGGCTAAGGCTAAGACTGTCAAGGTCAAGTCCACTCCAAAGGCTGCTGTCATGGAGAAAGAGACTAAGTCTGACCTGAATCGCCTGCAAAAGATCATCGATGAGTCTATGACTTTCGATGAAGAAACTGAAGACTTCAATCAAATTCTCCGTGAGAATGGTATCGAAGTCTAATTACAAATAAGTTACTTTTCGGCTGACAAAGGTGCCATCCCTTTGTCGGCTTTTTTCGTTGATGGTTTATTATGGAGTTTATTATATGTCTAAACAAGCTAAGTTGTTGAATTACTTGTCCACTGGCGCTGAAGTTACTGCTAAGCAGATCGCTGGTTCGTTTGGTTTGAAGAATCCACATCGTGCTATTCATCTGTTGCGTTCACAAGGTCATTGTGTTTACAGCAACGCTGCTAAACTGGCAGACGGCACAGAGACTACTAAGTATCGCATTGGTAAGCCAAGCCGTCGTATGATCGCTGCAGCTAATGCAATCTTGGGTGCTTCTGCGTTCACACGTCAGGGTTAATTGAAACGGGGCTGGAGAGATCCAGTCCCTTTTCTTGGAGACATAATGGCTACAATCGACGAAGTTAAAAAGTCACAAAAGGCTACCACTGGTGGTCGCAAATTCGATGGCGGTAAACTGCAATATGGTTTACTGCCTCCACTCGCTCTGGCTGAGACTGTAAAGGTTCTCACGTTCGGTGCAGAGAAGTATGAACCAGATAACTGGAAGCAAGTTCCAGATTCGAAGCGTCGATATTTTGATGCGCTTCAACGTCATCTCTGGGCATACAAAGAAGGTGAACAGATGGATCCAGAATCTGGTATCCACCACTTGGCTCACGCCATGTGTTGTTTGATGTTCTTGTACGAACATGATGTAAAGTATTCAAAGGAATAATATGAGTTTGTGGTCTTGGGAAAAGAAACAAGAGGACGACCAGTCCTATAAACTGGCATCTGAAAACATTAAACTTCAACAGAAGATTAACCTTCTTGAACATGAACTAGAGAAATACAAGGCACGTCTGCATGTTGAGTACGCTGCTGCTAGCTTTTCGATTGACTGGAAAACTATGAATGTGTTCTCTATCGAACGCAACCTTTGTAATGACGGTACACAGAACCATCGAACTATTCTTGGTTACATGATGGCTGAACCTGTTACGACTGTAGAGAACGACGTTACCTACAAAGATGTTGTCCGTGAGTGGACTCTGTACTGTTCACATGAAGAACACCAACGACTCGTCGCTGAGTTCAATGAGTACAAAAACTCAAAATAAATTTGGCTTGAATAGCCTTTTGACGTATAATCATTTATACATAGTATATTATCACTGGAGAAAATATGAAATTATCTAAAGAAACTGTTGCCCTTATTAAGAACTTTGCTAGCATTAACAGCAACCTTCTTTTGAAAGCTGGCAATCAGTTGTCCACGATCTCTGCACAGAAGAACGTCATGGCAGACGCCACTGTGACTGAGACATTCCCTGACTTTGGCATCTATGACTTGAATGAGTTCTTGGGTGCGATGTCGTTGTTCGAAGATCCAGAGTTGACCTTCAGCGACAAGTTCGTTAAAATCGAACAAGGTGGTTCAAGCATCAAGTATTTCGCTGCTGATGCAAGCGTGTTGACTGCCCCACAAAAGGCTATCACATTCCCACCACATGAAATCGAATTCACTGCAACTGCTGCTATGTTGAACATGATTCATCGTACTGCATCTGTGTTGCGTGCCTCTGACGTTTCTATCATCGGCGATGGCTCCACAATGAGCGTTGTTGTTGGTGACAAGAAGAATGCCACTGGTAACTCTTACAGCGCAAACGTTGGTACTACCGACAAGACTTTCCGTGTGAACTTGAAAGTCGAAAACTTGAAGATGCTGCCTAACGATTACACTGTTAGCATCTCCAGCAAGAAAATCTCTCGATTCAAAGCTGTTGGCGACTTGGTCTATTACGTTGCTGTTGAAGCAGATTCCACTTTCGAATTCTAAATTGAGACCACTATATTATGATTGATTCACGTGAAGAACAGTTTCTGTGGGTAGAGAAATACCGTCCACAAACGATCGACGAATGCGTTCTGCCAGATGCATTGAAGAAGACGTTTAAAGAGTACATTGCTCAGGGCGAGCTACCCACTTTTTTATTCTCTGGTACTGCTGGTGTTGGTAAGACCACTGTAGCGAAGGCTCTCTGTAACGAGATCGGCGCTGAATATATCATGGTGAACGGTTCCGAGGAAGGTCGTTCAATCGACGTTCTTCGAACTACCATCAAGGGTTTTGCCACGACTGTTTCATTGACTGACGCTAAGAAGATTATCATTATCGACGAAGCTGACTATATGAACGCCCAGTCGGTCCAGCCAGCGTTGCGTTCCTTCATTGAGGAATATAGCAACAATTGC